GTGATGGACTGAACTCTTGTACTGGTATGCCGATGCGACGTAGTTCTTGAATTAACGGGCTACCCGCTGCTTTTTTTTCCACAATAAACGCATCTGGGTTCCACTCTTTATAGTGCCTTAGTGCCGTCGCTTTTAATTCCGGGAAGGTCATACGCTCTTTAAACGCATCGAGGAGTATCAAGTTTGGGCTGTTCTTGTCCTCGTTGTTGTACCAAACGCCCCAAGTAGTACAAGCGCTGTAGTCGCTAGATGTCTTTACCTCGTGTGCTGTATCCCAAGACTGAATCACGTAATCACATGTGGGTGGGTCTTCTGCTTCCCAGATCCGCCAGTCTTTTCGGCTTACTAGTGCACTCATGTCACTAGTGGGGTTTTGCATGTACTGCGCATTCCAAAACCGTGGGTCAATCGACGCCTTAGTATTTTTTAACGCCTCTAGGTTCCACTGTGCAGGCCAAAGCGATTTTTCTTTTTCCGTGCCCTCGTCCATGATGGCTGGCAACTGTACGATTTCCCAAGGTATGGTTTCTGGATTTTTAATCTGATAGTCAATTAAACGCCCTGTCAAATCCAACAACGACCACCTTGTCATAATGACAATAATCGCACCACCTGGCATGAGACGCTGTAGCGGTCCGGTTTGAAACCAAGACCACGCATTGTCAAAGGCTAGTCTAGAGTTCGCCTTCATGTCTTGTTCAGAATGTGGGTCGTCAATAACAAATAGGTCAGCACCGCGACCTGCCAAAGCACCACCGACACCAGCAGCGTAATACTGACCGCCAGCACCAGTAGACCACTTCCCCGCCGCTTTCTGGTCGTCTGCCACCACGGTGTTTGGGAAGACTTCTTGATATTCTTCGGATTCAATTAAGTTCCTTACTCGTCGACCAAAGTCTTCCGAGAGAGACGCGGTATGGGTACCCATGATGATTTTCTTTTCTGGGTAGTTACCCAAAAAGTACGCTGGGAACAGGTAGCTGGAAAACTCCGACTTACCCATACGGGGTGCAATATTAATAATCACCCGCTTTTTCTTGCCGTCTACTACGTCTTGAAATATTTTGGCTAGTTTTTTGTGATGGGGTCCCACTTTGAACCCCGGATATACACGTTTTGCAAACGCTATCGGGCTCTTTTTTGCCATTTTGAGCCGATGCCTGTGTTCTTTTTGCGTTAACTCGTCTAAAAAGACAAGTTTCTCGTATTTGTTCATGTGCTTGAGCGCTTTTTGCGCTGCAAGCGCCTCTTCTGGGGTCATGAACTCGTAGTTCATTCTTTTTCCTCGACATCGACGATGTCAACGACGCCCATATAGCGCCCCAGTTTCTCTTTGATGCGAGCATCTAGCTCTTCATCGCTTATTTCTTCGTTTTTAATAGTAACTCTGTCTGTAAACAGCGCCACTTCCGTGACCTTGCCCAGCAACTCTAGTGCTTTTAAGCGTACCTTGGCGTCGGGGTGGTCGGTTTCTTTTACTATTTTTGCCACACTCATACTGCGTAGCTCTTCTGCCTGCTCGATAAACTTCCACTGGTAGGCTGTCACCATCCCAACGGCTGACTTTATCTCTTCTGGTAGATCGAGGGTTAATAGTTTTTGTTTTGCCTTGGGGTCGGCGGTGACTAGGGCGTTAAATGCGTCTGTGGTTTTTTCTTCTTGGGCTTCAGTCAGTATCTCGTCATCTTCTTCGGTAAGACTCTTTAACCACTGGCTGGTTTTGTGCTGTGCGGAGAGGGTTTGCGCTGGGGTTGCTTCGTCTAAAGGGGCAAAGTCGGAGTCGCCTGACAAAATGTCGGGGATGAAGTCTGCTGCCTTTGCTGTTACCAGGTGCTCCAAAAACATCGTGTGTCTAATCTCCTTTGGTTGCGTGGGAAAACACGGGGTACTGCTGACACGGTTACACGGAGTGTAACCGGTTTTTATTTAGTGTGTAAAGTTTTTTAGGTATACTGTTCTTGCCGCAGTCTTTTCCTTCGTTTGGGCTGCGGTTCCTTTCGTGGGTTCACACTCACCTTGCGCCCCCGGACTCCTTGCCGGGGGCTTTTTTCTGTATACTGACTTTGCTCTTCACGTGAGCAGGGGGTGGTGGCGTTTTAGCTTCACATACTTGGTGTCACTGCCCCCACCTACCCAATGTCTAAGATTTGACATAACCCCCCTATTTTTTTACAAAATTTGACAGTTTTTTATTTTGCGGCTGACGAACAGTGTACGTACGTGACCAGCATTGCCGACCGCAAACGGCTTGGTGGGTATCGGGTGGGGTCAAACTTCTCCACAAGCCGTTGCAAAATACCCCTAAGTTTATACTGAAGTTGTTGGTGGGATAACCCGCCGATTCGTGCCGAGCCGATTGCTCGGTTTTTTATTGGAGAATCAAAATGAAATCAAATCAAATCGTTGTATCGTTTTCTCAGTTTGCTTTTGGCTTAGGTAAGCAAGGTCGTATGCTGAGTGAGTCAACCCTTGTATGGCATTTGGAGTATGTGGAAGCCGATAGTGCAACACGCAAGGCTCGTTTGCAGGAATGGCTTGTGCAACACTTAATGGGTGGCTTAAATGTTACGCAAAAGGTTGCGGAGAGAATTCTCTCCACGCCACGCACTAAACGAAGTGATGATACCAACAAGGCTTACTCAAAGGCTTACTCGGACTTCAGGTATCACATCATTCGCCCTAAGAAAAAGAAAGACTCTGCAACGAGTGGCACAGCAGTTAGTTCTCAGCAAGACATTGTTGAGACGGCACTTGCTTTGGTCGAGTCAATGACCAAGGCTCAACAAAATAAGTTCCGCACTCGTGTTACCTACAAGAAGTAATCGGGAGAGAATTCTCTCCAACACATTTGACAGAAATTACAGGACAAGCCAAGCGGGCGAGGTCGCAAGGCGGTTCTGTTTTCTGTCAAACCTATTGCAGTAAACCACAAAAGGAGTAATACCATGCAAGTTACATATGCAGAAGCACTAGATTTATCAGAAGTAAACCCTGATTTACAGGACATAGTAATCGAAGGTAAGTCTTGGTTTTATGTAGAACTAGACACAGGAGAAGGCTTCAACCTGTTGGCTAGCGATGTAGAAGAAGCCAAGCGTTATGCCGTAGGCAACTACGCAACTGTTCAATAACCAACGAAAGGAAATACCATGAAAGCATCAACATTTATCCGTAGACTCAACGCATCTACCACCATTGGCGGTGGTGCTGTCATTGAGAACAAAGCCACAGGCGAAGTCCTAGATGTATTCCGTAGTGGCACAGGGGCTAGCAAGTTTTGGGTCAAGGCATACAGGCGTAATCCTGACCTAGTTGTTAAGCCCATGGCATCTCTGTTCAACTACCTATCCGAGAAGAAACTTATGCGTGATGTGTGGTCAGTTTGAGTCGGGAGAGAATTCTCTCCGCAACAAGTTGGGGAGAACAGGGCTTTTTGGGGTGCTTGACAATAGTCTACCTTTTATACCCTAGTGGACACATAGTAGCCACCCCGAAACCCTTGTGCGTAAAGGCGATGTCCACTTTGCAACCTACCTATATATATAAATATAGATTATTCTTATCTAATAATAAGTAAGAAAGAAAGTGGACACCTGCAATCATGAGAAAAAAACTTAGTCTAAAAGTTCCCAAATTTTCGTATATAGGTAGGTTGCATCTGTGTTTTTATCAGGTATCATAAGGCTTACAGGGTGTCCACTAGTGCGTCACCCTGCCTATAAAAGGTGGACAAATGTCTAGCAAAACGAAAACTTGCACCCATTGTGGTGAAACAAAGCCCCTTGATGCGTTCAAAAGACGACTTACAAAAAGGCAGAGTTGTGTCTTGTTAAATCGGTCATCACTCTCGCAGGGCATAGTTGTTGATAGCGTGCGTTGCAAAACCTGTTGGCTCATGACCAAGAGCAGAAAGCCCATGACCAAGAAACAAATACGCAACAAGATTAACTCAGGGGACATAAAGCGAGTGCTAGGTGAAATCCTAATACGGGAAATAGACCGAGCAACACCACTCAAGCGTAGCCGAGTGATGAAAGAAGAATGGCAAAAGCGTAAGACAGGGTGGGTCAAAACCCTCAACGATAACTTACAGCAACAGGTTGATACATACCGCAACAGATACTACGGCTACAAGTACGCCGTAAACAAAACGCAGGGACAAGTGTCCCCACTACAACACGCCACGCTAGAACAGCATAGGTCGAACTACGAACAATCAAAACAAATACGCACAGACCTGATGACAAGGGCTAGGGCGGGCGAGAAGATTGAAGTTGATGTGCAGATAGTGATGTATTTT